CTTGGACTTCATACTCGACTTGATACGAGCCGCCGCCCTGAGCGAACCGCATCGTGATTGTAGGGATGTAGAGAATAGTGGACGAGAGGTCCAGCGCTGGTGCGGTCAGCTTCACATACTGGCCTGGGAGCCACGCCTTGACGAGCGTGTAGGTCGCAGCGGCAGTCAGTGCGTAGCCTTGGCTGTAGCCGTACTCCCAGTCAGGCGCGGAGGTCTGAGCGAGATCGCCACCAGCAATAGTGAACGAGACCGAGCGGATTGGCTTGCCGCGCGACACCATCGTGGCGCGAGCGAGCGAACCAATGGTGCCACCGCGATCTGCCTTGGCGACCACCTTTGGTGCGCTGAAGATTTCGTGTGGCAATGGGCCATTGCGCGCAGCCAGCCCTGCGCCGTTGCGGCTGTAGGTGCCGGTGTAGGTGCGAAAGTAGGGATCGTTGGTTGGTGCGGTAGGGAAGGTCTGGTTGCTGTCATAGCGCGCCAGCGTTGAGTCAGCCTGGACAAAGATACCCTTCACGATGTCCGAGTGATCAAGGTTGACCGTGAGATCGCGTGCCAGCAGGCGCGTCACGCTCGCCGCGCTACCTGTCTGCACGCTTGCAGGGTCAGTGACGATCTCTGCTGGTGCCGTCGCGTAAGTCGGAGCGGCAGTCTTTGGACCGTAGTTCAGGCGGCCGTCGCCATCAATCCAGTAGCGGTACTGCACATCGGCAATACCACCAGCCGCCTCTGCAATCTGATCAAGCGCGCTCTGAAGCGTCGTCGCCTTGAAGGTCTGCTTGCCAATGGTCTGCGCTGAGCCGCTAAAGACTGCGCGTGTAGAACCGCTGATCACGGCGGTATTCAGGATCTGTCGCGTGGTCGCGTCGTTGACCTGAGTATTGACTCGCGCCAATAGCGCGTTGATGTGGTCTCGATCAGTTGATGATGCGCCGCCCTGAGTGAAGGAGTCTACGAATGATGTGGCGCGGATGCCTGTCGTGCCGTTGCGAATGATGGTCTTACCGAGCCAGCCGTCTGCATCCTCAACGGTCACCGTTGCGCGCGAGCCAAGGCCGTTCTCCAACAAGACGGCATCAATGCCGGTGATGTAGCCCAAGAAGATTGGCGTGGTCGCGCTGTAGCGGCTGTCAAAGAACTGGACGCGCGCATTGTCGTAGACCGCGCCTGAGCGCCACCACGGTCCTGCTACTGGGGTCTTGGTCTCAATCACATCGAACTGCATTGAGCCACCGTTGCCGTCGCCTGAGAGCGTCAGCGAGAGACTGCCCAGATCAACATACGGCGTGGTCAGCGCGCTCGGAGCTGGGAGGTCCAGTAGGTTCGCGCCGCTGTCAACGCCAGCGACGATCAGGCTGAATGGGTTTGCCATTTAGCGACCGCGCTTGAAGGTGCCTGTTCGGTTGATCGAGTCGGTGACTACGGTGTCAACCTTGCCTGTGCCGATAAAGATGTTGTTGGTTGTGACTCCGCCTCCCATCGGTGGAATAAAGGTTCCAGAGGCGACTGCGTTGGCGAGATACGGCGAGTATCCGGCGGAGGTTGTACCAGCCCTTCCAAGCGTTCCCTGTGCTGCGAAGAGCGTCTTGAGTCCAACGATAATGGCATCAATAGCAATCTTCATTGCCTGGAGCAGCAACTTCAATGGGGTCAGCGCGATTACCAAACCCTGAACAGCAGTCTTGCTATCTGCGCCAAAGACTGAGAACAGTTCGCTGAATGATGCCGCTAGCGGTCGAACGGCATTGTCAATCAGGTCGGTGATGACTGGACCAATCTGGCTGATGATGTCGCGGAATACTGGAAGGGCATCCTTGACAATGAAGGTCAGGAACTCATTCACCGCAGGCAGTAGGTCGTAGCCAAGTTTCTCCATTGCCTCAGCAAACTGAATCTGTGCCGCTGCAAATCGTCCACTGGTTGAGTTTGCCAGTTCGTCTGCAATGCCGCCGTACTTGGCGGTCGCAGCCGTGAGGATGTCTTGAATCGATACCTGCTGCTTGATGGCCTTGGTGGTCCGCACAGTAATCTTATGACCGAGTTCGTCTGTCTTGGTCTTATAGACAGTCTTCTTGACCGTCTTCTCTGTGGCGATGCCAAGTTCCTTGAGACCCTTGCCCTGACCCTGAGATGCCTTGCCAAGCGTCATCATTACCTCGGACAAGTCTTTGCCAGTGGCAGCGGAGATTTGTGCTGCGACGGCATTTGCCCTAAGGAGCAGTTCTTGGTCCTTGAAGAATCGTGAGCCGATTTCTAGCCCAGCGCGAACCTGGTCATCCTCAATGCCAAGGCGAGCCATCGCGTTGATCTGCTCATCAATGCGGCCAGTCAGTTCAAGAACATTGAAGCCACGCTGCTTGAGCGCAGCGTTGAGAAGAATCGTTGAGCGCTCATCCTGAGCAGCAGCCTGAACGGCGTCGAGTGCAATCTTTCCGAGCGCTGCTGTTGCAGCAGAGGCGAAGCCGATACCTACGGCAGCAAGTTTTCCAGCCGTTCCTAGTTTGCCAAGGCTATTATTGACTTTGCCAATCGCCTTAGAGGCAAGGTCCCTTGCCGTCAGCGCGAAGACAATACCGCCGGTTGATGCCACGCTCTACTCCTATCCTGCTCTTAGGTTGGACATATTTGGTCTGATGCCAAAGACCCTTGCGTCTTGGCGCAGTTGCTGCACACGAGCGCTTGCAGCGATTGCCTTCACCTTGTCGCTTGCCTCTCGCTTGCTGCGTCCGAAGGCTTGCAGCGGCGTAAGTGGTCCGACATAGTCAGGCTTGTTCCAATGCTTGAGCGCTGGGTGTGATTGCCACTTCGCGGCCGTACCATTCGCGTACTCAATCTCCAGCCCTAGTACCTTAGCGCGCTTAGCCTCATCGTTGAGTAGCAGCACCACAGTCGCGCCAAAGGCGTCCGCGCCCTTTTGATAATTTGCTTCTACAGCAGGGAAGACGAAGTTATTGCCTCGAGCTCCTGGGTGCTGAATCTTCCCCTGGTCGAACACCGAGTATCCAGCACCGGCTGCATCAAGACGACGATTGATCGCCTGACCGACCACATTGGTCTTTGGAATCGTGTGTGGCTTTGAGCCGTAGATTACGAAGCGCGCATACCAGGCTTGCTTCTTCCCCTGTGTAGGTCCGACGATAGCCCCAGGCCGCTGATAGCGAGAGCGGCGACCGCGCACGCTCTTGGCAAGTCCGCCAACATCTTTCGGCGCAGCGGCGCGGACATATGGCGCATAGGCACGAGCAGCATTGACAACGGCGAACTGCTCTAGCTTGCGAACGCCCTTCCAGCCAAGTGTCTTTAGGAAGACATCTTGCAGCGCTTTCGCCTCTGCTCGAATCTGCCCTTGCATCTTGATTTCTAGAGCGGCTGGCATCACTTCCCTTTCGGCTGCATCTCTGCGTGGATTGTCCAGGCAAGCAGCACTTGGTCGAGCGGTAGGCTCGCTACCTCATCTGGCCACATCCCAAACTTCTCGCCCAAGATGTGGAAGATGATTTCTGGCGGAGGCGCGATAGATTGTCCAATCGCCATCCGCTTGGCGGCGAGCCTTACTTGGGGTCCGGCTGATTTCCTTTGCCCCACGCCTCAAGCGTCTGTGTTAGCGCATCTACTGGTGCGTCCAACACATCGTCACAAGGGTTCCCATCTAGATCCTTGAAATTGTGCTTGACGATAAGTTTGCTAAACGCTTGAAGCGCCCTAATCGAATCGCCTGACTCCAAGTCCAACAGGATGCGAGCCGAGACCTGCTTACGCAGCTCAGCGGTCCAGCCTGCGAACTCACCCTCTAGCGCAATCTTGATCGTGTCCATATTGACCCTCCTACTAGCGCCCTAGGCGCTGCTCTTTACGGCGCTGTTGCCAGTGGCGAATCCACGATGATCTCAAGCGACTTGCCTGAGGTCGTGTCGAACGCCAGTCGGCAGGTGACCTCATTGACCACCACGCCGTCCATATCCGCCGAGAGCGGAACGACATTCTCAACTTCCCACGAGCCAAGAATCCAGACGCCGTAGTTGTCGGAGGTCGTGCCGTAGAGGCGCAGGAACTTCTGCGTGGCAATGTCGGTGATTGGGAATGAGGTGGTCGCCGCGCTGTTGCTCACGACCGTGAAGGTCAGCGTCGCATCGAGCACGCCGGTCAGCGCAGCCGTAGCTGCCGTCAGGCTGCCATCAAGCGCCGTCACCATTCCCACGCCAGTGGTCACCGAGAGGTTGAAGTTCATCACGCTGGCGAAGTCGGTTGCGCCAGTGCCGCTCTTGTCAGGGAAGTTCGTATCGGTGCTCAACTTCATCAGGCGGCCAGCCATCATTGGATTCTCTGGGAGTGCCGTTGGGAAGGCAAGCGCCGACGATGTGACCGTGGTCGCAGCGAAGGTTGCGCCGACTTGCAGGAGATTTGAAGCATCTGCTGAGAAGGTCACTTCAGTTGGAGCAGCATCGCGCACGAGATACTTCTGCACGCCATCGCTGACAAGGAACGAGTAGAACACCAGTGTGTCGACATCGCCCTGTGTTGGCGACCAAGTCCAGGTATATGGCGACGCGGTGCCTGAGGTGCTTGCGCCGATTGCATCAAGGATGAGCGGAAGGGTGCGAAGCGATGCAGGGCCCTCTGTGATGGTCAGGACTGGTGCTCGTCCGGTGATCGTTGGTCGCCCAGCCTGAATGGCGGTGCGCTTACCAACTGAGGTCGTCTCGCCCAAGTCAACGGTCACGCCCAAGTCGAGCGCACCGATGGTCTCGTTGAACAAGACCTCGCCTGTCGCGGTGCCGATAGATGCGGCTGTGCCGAATGCAGCCTGCGACGCAGTAGCGATCCGCGTCAGAGCCTTTGCGCCGATTGTTGCCATCTCTCGATCTCCTTGCTCTACGCGGTGAAGGCGACCGTGTCATAGACGGTCACTTCCGCAGTTGCCTGCACCGTCAGGTAGTCCTGATCGGCGTATGTATCTGTGCCGAGTGTAGTACCAGTGACTGCGACCTGAACCGCGTTTCCACTAATGGTCACCGCTCCATCGAATGCAGTGCGGAGCCACGAGCGCCAAGTGTAAAGGTCGCGGTACTTGTCATCCATCCGTGGGATAGGGAGCAGGTAGACCACGACATTGACCGTCAGCACCGTGGTGCGGTTGCCATTGCCGACGGTGATCTGGTCGCCACCTGGGAAGAGCACCGCGCACGGTACGACCGGCAGCGACTCAGGTGGCGTGGCGTATGCCTTTCGGAGCGTGTAGCCAGCAGGCTTTGTAACCGCCGTCAGGCGTGTTGCAATGGCATCAAGGATGGTCAGGTCGTTCATCGCGCCAAGCCGTTGCGCTTGCGGTACGGCTCAAGGATCAACGCAGCCTCTGGGTGCAGGGCGCGACTCATGCGGAGGATACCGCCGAGGTCTGCGGAACCCACGATGGCATATGGGCTTACCCTACTAGCCCAGACTGCATTTGCCTGGATGATTTCTGCTTGCTTGACCGCAGCAGGAACGCTAGGGAATCCGAACACGCCGACCACCTTCACGCCAAGGTAGACATCCTTAGGGAAGTTGCGCGGCCATGTGACGCTCGTGTCGATCTCGGTGTAGGGGAAACCGTCTAGCGCAGCATTGCGCGGAGCCAGCACATAGTCGGTGCCGCTCGTCCAGGTGGTCTCGTAGGTGCCGTTCGCGTCGTCATCTGTTTGGAGCGTGGTGACGCTGACGAGATCATCGGTCAGCACATACTCCCAGTCCTCAGCCGTGTAGTAGCGCGTCTCGGTCGCGGTGCCGAAGCCAGTCTTACGGTCGCAGTAGAGATCGATCAGCGTGTCGGTTGCGTCCAGTACAGCTTGAAGCGCGCTGTCATCCACCGTGTCGGTAATGCCGACAGCAGCCTTGAACTCAGAGAGCGTTGCGTAGGACATTTAGCGGCCTCCTGTGTGCATGACATAGAGCAACTCTGTGCCTGATGCTACCACTGCGTAGAGCTTGTCCGACTCTGGCAGCCAGATCTCGTGCATCTCATTCTTTGGCAGAGCGAAGCCAGTGGCGGTAGTCACATCGCTGTTGCCGAGATAGATCACATTGCCACCGGTAGGAGAGTGCAGGTAGACATAAGACGCGCCAACAAGCCCAGTTGCGATGAGCACTGGCTCAGTTCCGACGGTCTTTTGTGAGGCGATAATGGTTGCCATTATTCCCCTTCAGGAGCGACGGCTGGCTCCGATTGCGAGATGGTAGCAGTCCTCATACCCTTTGATACTTTCGCGCGCTCTACGAGCCGCGTTGGTGCTTCTGCGTCGACATCTGCAACAGCCTCAGCCAAGGCAAACCCAATCAGGCTCTCCGCCTCTGCTTGTGGCAGGTCAACGATTGAGCCGCTCGGATATTCACCGCGTCGCTTGCAAAGTCGAACGAGCATTAGTTCTCCTTACTTGCGGTTCAGGGGAGCCGCCGAAGCGGCTCCCCATCCCCACTGACTAAACCTAGCTACTGACGGATCAGTTGCAGGCGTAGTACTTGACGGCATCAGCCTGTGCAAGGCCGGTCGCGCCGCGAACCTCAACCTTGTACGACACCAAGCCCAGGTTCCAAGCGTACTCGCGCGATACGGAGACACTGATGCCACCGACAAGCGCGGTCTTGATCTGACCAAGGTCACCGAACAGGATTGGCTTGGCATTGTCAGCAATGTCAGCAATCCCTGAAGCGGTGTAGACAGGCTTGCCAAGGAGGCGATCAACGCCACCCTGACCACCTGGCTGGAAGAGCGGAAGGCTGGACGAAGTGATCCCAAGGATGGTTCCAAGGGTCGCATCGGACATCAACCAACCAGCCTTCGCGGCGCCGCGATATTGCTGCTTGACCGCGAACTGGAGCTGGACTAGCTCGGAATATGTAGGCACGAAAGTCGCACCTGTCACACCTGAACCAGCCGCGTTCACGACGGCCGTACCAGCGGCTGCGCCGTGGGCAATAGCAACTTCCTGACCAGCAGCGTCCGCAATGAACGCAGCGATGTCAAAGGCTGCATCTTCAACCAGCTCCTCGGACACCTGTACGAGGATTTTGTAGCCTGACGGCTGGAGCTGGAGCGTACCCATGGTTGGGTCACTTTCAACAATCGTTCCACCTTCGCCTGGTGCCGTTGCGGTTCCGAGAGCCGTGGCTCGTGGGAACTTGATCGCGTTGCCGGTGGCAACACGGATCACATCAACAACATCTGGGTTGATGAAGGGGTTGATCTGGCCTGCAACGACATTCACTCGTGGGAATACCGCAACAGGATCACCCAGGTTGCTGCTCTTGGTCACATCGCGGTACTCGAACGAGTCCGTGCCGCCAGCAAGACCGATGGCGCGCAGGCGCTCCGAGTCCGTCTTAGCCTTAGGAGCCGTAGGAGCAACAACAGCGGCGAACTCGGCGCGAGCCTCGTCAGCAGCCTTGCGTGCTTCGGTAGCGTTCTTCTCGGACTTCATCGCCTCAGCCAGCGAGCCGGCCTCTGCGACGAGCTTCTCGAAGCGCGCCTTGTCTTCGCCCTCTAGGGCGATTCCCTTATCGGCGGCCTCAACGGCAATGCCGCGTGCCTCCGTCAGGAGGTTCGCTCGCTTGTCAGCGAGATTTGCGAAGTCGGACATAGTGTCCACTTCCTTTCTCCGCGCATAGGCGGACTATCTTCTTTGCTCTCCTCGGTGGGTTGCTCTAACGCGGACTCGCCTACTCAGGGCGGTGGGGCGCAGGCACGAGACCTAGAGTGCGTCACCTTCTGCCGCTTCCAGGGCAAGCATTGCCATAGCGACGGATGGGTCAACGACCTTCTCCTGCTTTGGCGCGAGCTTGGAGCGAACAGCATCAATGACAACCACTTCCTCGGCGGACAGTTCGCGTCCAGCCTTGATTGCTTCAAGTGTGGCGACAAGTGCCTCAGCCTCTACGCCGATCTTTGGCGCAGTGACTTGGCGGATTGCCGTGAGACCAAGGGTTGCAGGGTAGGCAGGGGTCTGACCACCAGCGGCAAGGATGCTCACCTCGAACAGGTTGGCTTCCTTGATCGTGCGCTGATTGCCATCCCAAGCATCCTGTACCTTCTGGAAGCCGAACGACATACCGGCAGCGGCGCTCTCATGCGTGAGCATTGAGATGACCTTGGCAGCGTCTGGATCGGCTGGATCTAGTTTCGCCTCAACGCGCAGACCAGTCTCGTCCTCGGTCAACTGAAGGCGACCGCTTGCCGTGGTGGCAAGAGCGCGCGTCTCGTCATGACCAAACAAGAAGGAGATGATCTTCTGCCCTGCGGATGCGCGAGCCAGTGAACGCTTGAAGGCTGCTGGCGCAATGCGCTCCTCGAACGGCAGACCAGCGCTTGCGCTGTTCCAGATCGCGGCGTAGCCAGTGAAGGTTCGCTGTCCGTCAGCGTCAGCCTCGGCAAGACGGTACTCGCCGATTGGCAGTGAGCGAACTTCTTTCTCTTTCATATCAATGATCTCCCTATCTTCAGCTGCGATCAAAGCATCTGCCCACGAGAGTACGCGATCAGTTGCGTCGCGGTCAGTTGTTTCCACACCCCAAAGGAAGCCAGCAACAGCGCCTGGACCTGGGAAGTCCTCGTTCTCCTGATCCTCATTCTGTGGCACGCCTTCCCAGTCGCCGCGATGACGGCGAATCCATGCGGCCATGCGGATCACCTTGTCGGTGTCGGCTCGTCCGGCTGCGAGTTCGCGTGCCTCGGAGATCGTCTGCGCCTGCAAGCCATCGCCTGCGCGACCGTCCTCTACGAATGACAAGCCACGAGCTGCGGCGTTGCGGATGTAGTCAGGAACCTCGTACACGGCGCGCTCTTCGTCGGCGAGATACTCGTCAGGCGAGTACGCCTCGATCATCAAGCCGCGAGCCATCTCGCGCACGGCTGCGTCATTGTCAATCGCGTACTCCAACTCCTCACCATACTGCTCCTTGAGCAGACCGTACTTGTACTCCTTGAATGCCAAGCCGGTGGCGAAGGGTGAGCCGTCAAAGTCGTTGAGGTGTACCTCTTCAACGCCTGCGACCTTGTACTCCTGAAGCCATGCGCGCGTCTCTTCTAGGCGCTCAATGCTGCGAGCAGAGACCACGATCAGTTGCTTATCGCCAGTCATGACCTCCTCGTTGAGGAGGTTGATCAGCGGCTGATTCGGCTGCTCATTGTCAAGGATGAGCGTGCCGTCAAGGTCAACGATGATGTAGCTCAAGACTGTGAATCCTGACCGACTACGCCGATGTTAAGCGCCTTGTAATGCTCGTCGCCACCGGCCACATCTGCGCGATCCTCAAGACGGCGGATCTCGTTGAGCGATAGGATGCCGTTATTCAGCGCGATGGCGTATGCGTCGTAGCGCTCCTTGGTCGTAGGTCGGAGCAGGCCGTCAAGAGTGAACTTGATGAAGGTCTGATCGGCACCTGGAACGAGACGCTGCAAGCCAGCCTCTAGGCGCGTGACGAGTGGTCCAAGCCCAAGGCGCAGCCATTCGATGCTCACGATCTCAACGCTGTTGTACGAGCTGTTGCCGCCTGGGTACTGGAGCAGGTGAAGCGGTACGCCCATCAATCGAGCGATGGACTCAACGCCCCAGTGCAGGGTCTCAACCAACTGCATATCGCTGATCTTCATGGACATCTGCTGGAAATCTGCACCACCAGTCAGCACGGCGATCTTGTGCATCTTCTCGATGCCCTCGTGTCGGCGGCTGAACGAGTTGCGGAGTGAGTCCGCCTGATCCTGCGTCAACTCTCCAGGGATCTTGATCACGGCGGATGGGGCTGCGCCCTGCTCGTAGAACTTCGCGCTGTAGAGCTGCGTGGCGCTGGCAAGGCCGAGCGTCGTGCGGTGCTGCTCAACAGGCGACGGTGCGCGGAGCGCCGAGCCAGTGGCGAAGAGTGGGATGTGCAGGATTGCGTCGGCGGTCAACTCCACGCCGACATTGTCATCGCCAGTGACGGTGTAGATCGGTGCGCCGTCAACGCTCTTGATGGTCACCTTCTGCGGATCAAGTACGCGCATCTCAACGATGTCGCCGTTGCGCCCCTTGATGAACAGAACGAACAGATTGCCGTCAATGAGGAGTGACGAAACCATGCGGTGCTTCAAGTCGAAGCCAGTGAAGTTCGGATTGTTTGGCTGTGGCATGGTGAGCCAAGATGGTGACGGTCGGTATGGGCGGCGAGTGCCGTCAATGCGGATGTAGGTATCCCATGGCAGCGACGCGACAGTGTCGGCGTACAGCTTGACTGCTGCGTAGTAGGCTCCGATTGAGAGTGCCGTCTGGCTGTTGATTGATACACCGGCAGAAGAAACCGATGGCTGATTGTCGGTGATCCAAGTGCCACCTACGGCACGCTGCTCACCAAGGATGCGGCGAAGGATGCTCACTTACGGTCTCCTAGCGTATAGCCGATAGCGGCAAGAGCCGCGCCCAATGCGATGAGTCCTAATGGGATAGAGAGTAGCGCGAGACCTGCGATGACAAGTGCGCCACCCACAACTTCGAGAAGGTTGCTAATCATAGGTTGATCCACTCCACTTTCGCTGCTGACTTAGGTTCTACCTGCAGGAACTTTACACCCTGGAAGGCGACACAGGCGGAGATCGCAGCATCGATGCGGTCTGGGGATGCCTTGTATGCCTTGGTCAAGACCTGACCAAAGCGCGTCAGGCGCGTGTGGACATTGGAGATGTGGCGAGCTAGGAGCGGATTGCCGTCGTGGCGCAGCCCTTCGCCAGTGGCCACGGCCGTAAAGAATCGGTCAACGGCTGGACCCATCCGCTCAATCGTGGCGGTGTTGAAGACTGCCACGCGCTTGCCGTAGCGGCGCGTCCAGTCCTCAATCTCAGAAGCCCAGCCAGGAGGGTCGGCAAAGATGGTCGCGTCATAGGTCTGCATGACCTGATCGATCACTGCGTCTACCTCGCCGCGCGGCACCGTCCAGTCTGGGTCGCGGTTGGTGTCGGACTTCTCCCACGCCCTGATCAGGAAGATGTGACCGTCCATTGTGCAGGCGGTGATGACCGTAGCGTCACGCGCATACGAGCCGTCAAAGCCGATGCTCAGGCGCTCGCCTGGAATGAGTTTGCGCTCACGATCAGCCAGTTTTGCCCATGCCTCTGCGCCAATCCAGCGGTCTGGCGGCTGCACAAAGCGGTTGAGATGGTAGCGCTGCCACTCGTGCATTGGCACTTCGCTGGCGCGTGCGAGCAGTCGGTCGATGTCTACGAATGCTGGTGCGCTTGGGTTCGCCTGCTCTAGTGCAGCCCTACGGCCAGTGTCGGTCTCTAGGTCGTGGCTATCAGCAGCAGCCCACCACTCGACTAGGAAGGAAGGGTCGATCACCTCGCCAGACGAGATGCGCTTGGCGTAGGTCAGCATCCTGCCGAGCAGCGTGTTCTCGTCGGAGCCTGCCGTTGAGATGTTCAACTCCAGCGCTTCGGCTCGCTTGGCGAGAGAGTTGGAGAGCACGAGATGCACGCGCTCTTTGTTGCCTGTCCACTCGTGCAGCTCGTCAGCGATAAAGCAGGTAGGTCGCCCACCGTCGTTGGTGCCTGCCGCAGCGGCGACGCGGTACATACGGCCAGGGCGATCCTTGATCAGGATCTCGGTGTCGTAGACCTCAAACAGTTTGGCGAGTGGACCCTGCGTGAGCATAATGCGAGCCGTGCCAAAGAGCAGGTCAGCCTGCTCGAATGACGCCGCAGCGATAGGGATGTTCGGTGACTTCGGAGCCTTCGGTCCAGCCAGTTCTGCTAGGGCGATAGCCGCGAGCAGCTCGGTCTTGCCGTTGCCTTTGGGCGTACCCAGCAGGGCACGCTTCACGGTGCGCTTCTGTGTGGCTGCGTCGTACTCGTAGAGCCGCCAGATGTAGGCACGCTGCCACGGCTCTAGGCGGAACGGCTCGCCGAACTTATCGCCCTCACCGTGAACTAGGTTGGTCTCAATCCAGCGACAGACCAGCCCACCCCACGACGGTGGTGGTGGACTACTGATCGGCGACGAGTAGAGTGGCCTCTTCTGCGGAGTCGTTGCCGGCTTCAATGTAGCGTGGGTCGGCTTCGGCTTCGGCTTCCGCGAAGGCTGCGTTTGCGATTCTGGCATTGAGTTCCTCCAGGCTTCTTGCCGCCTCACCATACACGATGCCCAAGGTCAGCCCTGCCTTGGGGTGCAGACCGAACCGATCCTCTAGCTGGCGGATCTCGGCATCTACTGAGGTGCGCTGTCGGTACATAGGGTTGAGGATCTTCTGCCCCTGAGAGCCTGAGATCATCGGCTCCTCGCGTAGGTAGATGTCCATCCGCTCGCGCTCGTCGTACATCGAGAAGAGCCGCTCAAGCGCTGGCATCTGCGCTGGCTGCACAACCTGAGCGAAGGGTGAGCGCCAGAAGATCTCCCAAGACTTAACCCAGCGGTCGGTCAGGTGGCTCGGTGCCGGTGGAATGGCCGCAGGATCAAGAGCGATCTGGGGCAGCACGCCAAGATCTTTGGTCGATCTGTTCTGCCTTTTGTCTGCTGGCTTTTTCGCGCTCATCTAAAAAAACTCCTAACCGTTCGTGGAACCCACACCGTACAGGAGATTGACGAAC